ATTCCAAACATATAACCAATGAGAATAATGTTTATCTATTTTTTGACCACCAATTTCAATTTCAACATAATTTAAAAGACGAAGTCCAAAATAATTAACATAAGAAGTAGTTGTGCCATTAACTTTAACTTGTAAATACATGCGATTTATTAAATCACCATTACGTGAAATTTGGCAAGTTACACGATTGCCATATGAAGGAGTTCCATTAAAAGTTTGTTCTATCGCTTCTAATGCAAAATTTGTATGTCGGCGATATGCAACTTTAAAAAAAGTAATTTGAGGATTGCCAGTTAAATAAACATCCTGAGCACCATAAGCAACAAGTTGAAGAAGACCACCACCCATTTATGCTATATTCTTTATACTATAATAGGAGAAAAAAATATATTGAATAAGATATATAAAAGCATATCCGCATTTTTTATTATATATGTTTAAAGATAAAACATCTAAAAAGCGATTTCAAAATGTTGATATAACGAGGGATTTATCAACATTAGATGCTATGCATAATAAAATAATTAATAATTATAGTAAAAAAATAATAGATAATAAGATTTATACGGAAAGAATAAATAGTTTAGAAATAAATTACAAGAATATCAATGATGAAATATTGAAATATAATATAGATAATTTAAAATTTGATAATATTTATTCGAATTTATGGAATAGTAATATTCGAATAAAAGAAGAATTAACATTATTACATAATGAAATTAATAATATTAATTATTTTGATGAAATAGAATATTATGAAAATACAAGTTCTATTTTATTTAATTATTATGAAATGTTAGAAAAACAATCATCAACAATATCTTCAATTTCTTCAACTTCTAATAATAATAAATATAAAAATAAATCTATTTTAGAATCATTTAATATTACATTACCCAAAGAAGAAATTAAAGAAATTGAAGAAGATGATAAGATTGTTGAAAAAAGCGATTTAGTTGACCAGTATTTATCAATAACTAATAAATATTATATTAAAAAAATAGATAATAATGATAATACTGAAATTTGCACAAGATGTAATATACCTTTAATATGTTTGCAACATGATGCAATAATGATATGTAATAATTGTGGATATCAAGAATTATTATTAGTTGAACAAAATAGACCAATATTAAAACAAAATACAAAGGATACATCTCATTTTAGTTATAAGCGAATAAATCATTTTAGGGAGTGGTGTAATCAAGTTCAGGGAAAAGAAAGTACGGATATTCCGAATGATATATTTGAAAAGATATTAAATGAAATTAAAAAAGAAAAAATAATGGATACAAAAAAAATTACATATTCAAAGATGAGAGAAATTTTAAAAAGATTAAGAATTAATAAATATTATGAACATATTAATTATATTATTAATCGAATTAATGGAATACCAACACCGCAATTTTCTACAGAATTAGAAGAAAAATTATGTTCGATGTTTAAAGATATTCAAGGACCATTTTTAAAACATTGTCCTAAAGACCGCAAAAATTTCTTATCATATAGTTATGTTTTATATAAATTCTTTCAGATATTAGGATTGAATGAATATTTAAAATTCTTTCCTCTTTTAAAAAGCAGGGAGAAATTATATGTTCAAGACCAAATATGGAAAAAAATATGTGAAGATTTAAATTATAAAATTATTCCATCTCTTTAAGGTCCAAAACCAACAAGGCGGAAACCAGCACCAAGACCAACACCTTGACGAGCACCAGCAGCAATTGAGGGTGATAGTAAATCGAATAGAGAGAATAAGCATGCAGCAGTCAGGGCAATCATCCAAACTTCGCTCATTTGAAGTTTTTGTTCAGGTAAAACATAAGCAGCTATCGCAACAACTATTGCCTCAATCGCATATTTTAATATACGGATTAATGCTTCCCAAATATCAAAACTATATGTTGGTTGTTGATTCATATTATACTATTATAATAATATATTTTTTTATTATAAATGATTTAATAATAGTTATTAAAATTATTTTAACCGGCAAAATAAATAGAAAATGATATAAGAATTTTTATTTATATTATATATATATAATAAATGAGTGAAAATTTAGTATCAACAAAAGAAAAAGATTATCTGGATGAGGATAAACCTATTAGAGGTCAAAATTATTGTTTAGTATCATTTTTAAGTCCTGAAAATATTTTAAAGGAGAAAGAAGTTTATTATTTTTCCCGATTTATCGATAAATTCGGAAAAGATATGAATACTCTTTTAGATGGAATTCAAAATAAATATCCGGATTCAGTAGAATTAATTAAAACTATTCGTTCTAATCATGATTATATCTTCAATGCCAATGACCTAGATTCACAATATAAATTTTTCAAGGATAATAATTCACATGAAATTGAGACTGATTTTCATAAAGAAAATGATTTTAAAACTTCTATGCGAGGAATTAAAATTCGTGGAGTTTTTGATACAATTGATGAAGCTAAAACAAGAAGTGAATTTATTAAGCGCCAAGATAACAAATTTGATATTTATATTTGTCAGGTCGGATGCTGGTGTCCATGGTCTCCAAATCCAAATGATTTATCCGACCAAGAATATTCAGAAACTCAACTTAATACCCTAATGAAACAATATAAGCAAAATATGGACTCAAAAGATGAACTTTTTGAACAAAGAAAAGTTGAAATGATGGCTAAATCTTCAACTGTTTCAAATATCGCTGATGACCTAGCCGAACAAAAAGACCCATGGATTGCCGCCAAAGAAGGAAGAGAGGAAGTGAAGGAGGAAGTGAAGGAGGAAGTGAAGGAGGAAGTGAAGGAGGAAGTGAAGGAGGAAGTGAAGGAGGAAGTGAAGGAGGAAGTGAAGGAGGAAGTGAAGGAAGAAGGTAATCCGAGTGATTAATTTTTTAAATCAATTATTTTTTTTGTATTCATTAAATAAAAATGAAATCAATAGCTATATTTATTTTATTTGTTGGCGTTGTGCTAGTAATAAAAAGTTATTATGAATTTAAATATTCAAATATTGAAAAACCTAAAGAAATAATTAAATATATTCCTATAAGTCAATACGAGGAAACATTAAGTGATAGTGAAAAATTATCAGAATTTTATAAAGGGATGTTTGAATTAACACAACCTAATATATATGACGCAAAAAAAATATAGATTATAATTAATATGGAAAAATTTAAGGAAGATACACGCAAATTCTTAGGAAATTATAGATGTGAAAATATTTATTTATTATACCCTAGCTCTAAATATGATAAACCACAACTTTTATATATGTATAATTATTATTACTTACCCGAATGGGTTGACCCTGAAAAATTAAAATTATTAGAAGCAATAAAAATAATTAATATGAATCCATTAATAGATATTGGATATATATTAATTGATAATATAATAAATATTAAAAATGATACAAATAAAACAAAATTATTATCAGCTGTTAAAAATCATAATAAACATATTTCAGATAAAAAAGAAGAATTAATTGAAAAACAAAATATTTATATTAATGATTATGAAACACCAAGAAAAAAAAATATTGATAATTATAATAAATATTTGAGAAATAAAGAAATTTTATATAATAAATGGAAAACATCAAAAGCTGTTAAAGATTTATATGAATTAATATCATTAAAACAACCAGAATATACTGAAATACCAAATGATATTTATTCGGTTTCAGTAATGAAAAAAAAGAAATATGAAGAAATCAAAGAAGAAATCAAAGAAGAAATCAAAGAAGAAATCAAAGAAAAAGGAAAGAAGAAAGTTAAAAAATAAAATTTTACTATGTTATATAAATATCATTAACAAAATTATAAAAAAACATCATAATATCATTAATGAATTTTAATATATAACCAAATATTGATAATACTCTTATAAAAGCACCCCAAATTGCATAAATAAGATAAAAAGGTAAGTATAATAATGAAACGACTAAATAATATAAATATAATATTAATTCCAATAATGGAATAATATATCCTATAATGATTGTTGTTAATGATATGTTAAATAAATAGCAAATAATTAAAATAAAAAAGGCAGTGCCAATAAAAGTGGACAGATGTATATTATATACAAAACAAAATATTATTGATAATAATAATAAAACTATTAATAAACCATAATAAGGTTCTAACAATTTTATATTAATATTAAACATTTCAAACATTTTATATTATTATTATTTATATAAAATAGAATATAAAAATTAAATGGAAGAAATACAACCTTGTTTTAAATTTCATTTTTTTGCGTTTATTATTGCATTTTCAGTCGGTATATTTTATGTGTATATCGCAACACCTAAACCAAAAATTGTAATAAAATATCCAACGCCATATAATGCTAATAAAATTGTTTATAGAAATGATAATGATGTATGCTATAAATATAAAGTTAATGAAGTAAAATGTTCAGATAAAGCATTGGAACAACCTATAATATAAAAAAATAAACTTTAATTAGATGATAAATACACGTAATTTAATCGATAGATTGTTTTATACAACAATTGGACAAATTATGATTAGTGCATTATTTGGATTATCATTAGCATTAATATTTAATAGAGTATGTAAAGAAAATTGCACAATATATTTTGCACCTAAGCATGATGAAATAAATGATAAAATTTTTAAATTAGAAGAAACATGTTATAAATATTCAACTATTAATGTTCCATGTAATGATAAAGCATTAGAACAATATAACGGATATTCTCAAGTATCTAATAAAATTGAAGAAAAAGGGCTAATTGATAAATTATTTGCGTAATTTTTATTATTATATATTTAAATCATATTAATATAATAATGCAAAATCAACCACAAAATAACATGATTACACCAATTGAAAAAGTACCATTAAAAACATCAAATACTAATATAACTCCAGATATGGCGGATGATCCAATTGTAAAAGATGTTTTAACAGAATTTGAAAAAGAATTATCATTACATAATCAATCTAATAATTATCAAATTAATAATAATCAACAACAGCAACAGCAACAACAGCAACAGCAACAGCAACAACAGCAACAACAGCAACCACAATATCAACCATCACAGCAATTACCGCAACCTCAACCTCTGCAAAGACAAAATCAGGTTAATTATATTGATAATATATTAATAACTAAAACATTTATTATATGTATAATAATTGCAATTGTTACAAATCCAAATATATATAGTACAATTATTAGTAAAATACCTGAAAATATATCAGTTATTTTAGATAGTTATAATTATATAATAAAAATAATAATGATATTTATAATATTATATGGATTGATGTTTTATAAATTATTGTAATGGAGTATGATAATTAGTATCATTATCATATGCAGCGAAATGATTATTATCTGAATTTAAACCTTGTATGCCGTAAAAATTATTATCTGATTTTATTTCAGTTTTATAATTTTCCTCATTATATATATTAGTTTGCGCTGCTTTTAATAATTCATTTGATATATAAGGGATTAATTTACAATTTTCATTTTTAAGTTCTTCTATATAATGGTCTGGTATTTCAGGTTGTGTTGAATAAGATTTAGGTTTAACATCACCATTAAAGAAATTAAAAAAAGATGTTATCGGGTCATTATTAGCAGTAGTAGTATAATTATTAGTATAATTGGTTAAAGATTCAGAAGAAATGAAAGATGGACTTGAAACAAATGGAGATGTGAATGAAGAAGCAAATGACGAAAATGAAGAAGCTAATGGCGAAGACATAGATGATTGTTCATTTTTATTTTCGAAATTAGATTTTGGCATTATTTTTTTTTGATAAAATTTAAAATAAATAATTAAAAATATTAATCCAATTAAAAATCCAATTATTTCATCAACTGCTATTATTATTAATAATATTATTATAGCTATAAATAACTGATTTGTTTTTGTGTTTATTATTATGGGTAAATCAAAATCTACAATAATTACAAATAATAATAAAATTACTAATAACGCTCTAATAAAATTTAATATCATCTACTATAAATTATATATAAAAATTAAATATATATTAATTAAATGTTGCAAATAATGACATCTTTAACTAATAGAGGATATGGAATTGCAAAGACACCAGAAAATAGAGAATTAATTAATAAAATTAAAAGTGAATTATTAATCAGTCCAAAAATATTTTCAAATTCTTTTACTTCAAATGTTGCTAAAGAATATCCTATTTATTTAGAAAGTGATAATAAATTATATATTCCTAAATGTTATGGCATTGAAAAATATGGTTTTCCTGCAGATGATAAATTAAGTTATGGCGTCGATTGTCCTTTATTGGATTTTAAAGGAAAATTAAGAGATATTCAACAAGCCCCGATTGATGCTTTTATTGATAATGTAATTACTAAAAAAAAATTAGGTGGAATTATTAGCGTTCCATGTGGTTTTGGTAAAACTATTATGGCAATTTATGTTGCATGTTATTTTAAAAAGAAAACATTATTTATTTCTCATAAAGATTTTTTAAATGAACAATTCATTAATAGTATTAAATTATTTGTCCCGAATGCAAGAATTGGCAAAATTAAGCAAAGTAAAATTGATATTGAAAATAAAGATATTGTTATTGCAACATTGCAATCTCTAGCAATTAGGGAATATGATTCTAAAATTTTTAATGATTTTGGATTAGTTATTATTGATGAATGTCATCATATTGCATCTGAGGTATTTTCACGAGCATTTCGAAAAATGAATATTCGTATAACATTAGGTTTATCGGCTACTTTAAATAGAAAAGATGGATTAAGAAAGGTTTTCGAATGGTATTTAGGAAAATCTGTTTATAAAATTAAATCAGATATAAATGATTGTGATATGATTGTTAATTTACATAAATATTTTGTTCATGATATTGAATATAGTTTTGTTAAAACGATGTATAATGGAACACCAAATATTGTTGCGATGGTTAATAATATTTGTAATTATAAACCTAGAACCATTTTTATAATTAATTTATTAAAAGATATACTTGAAAAAGAACCTGAGCGTAAAATATTGATTTTATCAGAACGCAAAAATCAATTAAAAGACATTGAAGAATTAATTGCAAAAGATGAAATCGCCTCTTATGGTTATTATATCGGTGGTATGAAAATGTCCGATTTAGATATATCAGCAACTAAACAAATAATTTTAGCTACTTATCAAATGAGCAGCGAAGGTTTAAATATTCCTACTTTAAATACAGTAATTTTAGCAAGTCCTATTAGTGATATTCAGCAATCGGTCGGGCGAATTCTGAGAGAAAAAAAGAATGAAAGAAAATATAAACCATTATGTATTGATATTTTTGATGATTTTTCTTTGTTTAAATTCAAAGGTTATAAAAGAATTAAATATTATAAAAATAATGGTTATTTAATTAAAACTTTTATCGATAATGAATTAGTTATTGAACATGAAAATAATGATGATGAAGAAAATGACGATAAAAAAAAGAAATGTGTTTTTATCAACGATGATGAAGAATAAAAAATCCAAAAAAGATATCTTTTTTGGATTATATAATTTATTTTTTTCTAATTAAAATGACGTTTGACGGATATTCATTTTTTCCATGAAGTCAACAGCCATTTTATCATATTCATTTTCATGAGTTTCTTCATCCTCATAAATATATTCATCCGGATTTTGGTCATATATCGATGAATACGAAGAAACCATTACAATTTCTTCATCTTCATAAACCTGACATCCGATAATGTACATATTGTTAAATGTATAAATAAATATTAATAATAATATTATCAATTTTATTATTAATTACTTTCATATTCATTCATATTCATTCATTTATAGTTTCAATATTGATGATGTTTTTTTTTATATCTAAATATTGATAATTAGTTTTTCCAAAAGCTCGTGATAATCCGGTATCACAATACCAAATTTGATTATCTTTTAAAAGAATTTTATCGTATGATGTATGACCAAGAAACATATATGAAACGCCTAATTCTTTAAATAAAATTGATGTAATATTTTTATTATTTTCTTTTCTATTCCATAATAATCCGGATGAACCAATAATAACGGAATCAATAATTTCTTTATCTTCAATATTTATTTTTTCATTTTCTAAATAATTTTTCCAGATTTGATTAATATAAAATATATCTTTATTATGTTTTTTTAAAATATTGAGATGTTCTATATCTAATTTTGCATGACAAAATATCAAATCTCCTATTTTAAATATTAATGGTCTTTTTGCTAATATTAAAGCCAATGAACCTTTAGGTTTAAATAATTGTTGTCTTATATCACTACTACTATTTTTAGAAACATATGAGAAATCACCAATAACATTCATTAATTCGTGATTACCTATTAAAGAAATACAATAACCACCTTTAGCTCTCGCAATTAAATTTAAATTATCAGTAAAATATATCATCTCATAATCCTTCAAAACTTCCCAATCTTCGGTTGTTGTTCTATTTAAACTATCAATTTGGTCTCCCAATTGAATTATAATTGTTTCAGGAGGTTCTGCAATCCATTCCAAATCATTATTAATTATATTGGCATGCACTAAAATATTTTTAAATCTCCTTATATCGCCATGAACATCACCAATGACAATTATCCGTTTATGTGAAGACAATTCATTAATATATTCATTATACATTGATTAATATATTTAGAATAATATTTTATTTCTATATAAAATAACTAATATTTTTTATATATAAAAATAATCATTAATATTAATAATAATGTTATTTTCTAAATATATTAGAATTTTATTAATTATTCCTTTATTAACTTCAGCTTTAAATTTCAAATCGGCATTTATATTACCTCAAATTGTAAGAGAATGGCATCCAATTGCCATTGAAAAAAATATTGATAAATCTAAACCTTATGTATATAATATTGGTAAATTGCCAATGGTATTATGGTATGATAATAATAACAATCCATTATCAACTATTAATATTTGTAAACATTTAGGGGCAAAATTAGACAATGGAATTATAAATGATGGATGTTTGCATTGTTCAAATCATTTAACATATTATAATGGTTCAGATGCAGTTGGAAATATTATTCAAAAAAATGGATTATTATGGTGGAGTTTTAAAAGTTATACAAGAAACCCACCAAAAATATTTAAAGATACTGAGAAATTACATCAAACATTTATAGATATTAATGTTAATTTGATTAATGTTATTTTAGAATTTATTTATAGTAATAATAAAACAAAAATTAAACATAGAAATAATAAATTCTTTTTCAATGAAGAATTATTTAATGCTAAACATAAATTTTATTATAAATATCCATATTGCCTCAAAGGTTCAATAAATGATAAAATTAATTATTGTATTAATTTTTTACCATTGGAGGAAAATAAAACAAGATTATATATTAATATTGTTGATAATAATAATAATGATATTGATACAAAAATTTTTATTAATTATATTTTAAAAAATAAATTAAATAATCTAAAAAATTATGACAATAATAATTATCTTAAATATTTAATTATGCTAAAAGATGATAATTCATATATGAAAAAAATTTATTTATTATTTGATAAATATTCATTTCCAAATGAATTTACAATTTCTAGTTTTTATAAATATAGACAATTTTATTAAATTCTGAATTATACATAAATATAATTTCATCTTTCTTATTTTGATTTTCATTATTTTTCTTCAAATTAATAATTGTTAATGGTTTTGTTCTAAATTCTATTAAATTTGATGAGTATTTTTAATTAATGAATATGACGGTTGAATTATAAAAGAACTACAACAAACAAAAAATAAATTTATTGATATAAGGATTATTTTTAATATTCTTAAATCATTTTTTATAAATGATGGTTGGCAATATAATAAGAAATATATGAATATAGAATTATATTATAAACTACATTTATAATAAATCTTGTTATTTTTCTATCATTATCATCATCATCATCATTATTATTTTTTTTTAGATTAATGAAATTGTTAATCAATATTTCTTTTTTAAATAATCCTAAGTTTTTATATTTAGTATCATAACTAATATTAGAGGTTTTAAATCTCATTGGTAAATATGCTGGTTGAATTATAAATGAACTGCAACAAACAATAAATAAATTGATTAAATATAATAATCGCATTTTTTGTATAATTATAATTATTAAATCATTTTTTTAAATTCTTTTGTATTAATTTATATGAATTATTATAAAAAATGATAGGAAAATTATAATATTTTTATTGTGCTACAATGACACCATCTATTAGTTGCTACTATCTTCATTACAATCGCCAGCCGTATAATTTTACCTTCATCAAATTTGAAAAGTTTGTTAAAGTTATCTTGAATACCCGGGCAGTTGTTATGACTATTAAACAATTAGTGGAAAACGCCAAACTTTTCAAAATCTACCAGCTCTCCTTGCTATTGACGAATGATACTGAACAAATATTTACATCCGTTGATGAATTCTCGGGTGATGTTATTTACGGTGTTATGACTGTATGGTATTGGAAGTATCTCCATCTTTCAGGATTTGAAGAATTCACAGCATTGGAAAAATCTCGATACAAAAACCCCTTTAAATCATGCGAACCAAAGCGTGAGAGCAGCAGAAAGAAATATAACAAATTTCTGAAGTTGTTCAATAGTGAGGATGTTGTAAAAAAGATGAAAGACCCCGATGCGGTAGTTCTCGAATTCTTTCAGAAAGAGAGTGTTGACATTTATGACTATTTCAGGCAATACATTGAACATGAGAAGAAGATTATGATGTTGTCAGTGATTATGCACAACTACGGGCGCGATATTTATAAGTGCGTCAAGCAGTTTGTCTGAGATTGGGAGGGAAGAATATATGGCAAAATTAATTTTTTGTCATTTGATTTAAGGAGATTTATTAAAAAATGATTTTATTAATTATTATATTATTATTAAAAATGGATAAAACGTTAGAAGAATTAATTCAATTCTGTAAAGATAAAGAAGTTATTTATTTAACAAGCGGCAAAAATCCAAAACCACTAACCAAAAGACTTATAATAATAAATCTAAAAAAAGCAGGTTATATTGATAAAAATGATAATCTCAAAACTTATATTTATAGAGGTGGATTTAAATTAATACTTTTAAATAATTATAGAATAGAAAGTTCTGATGTATCTATTGCTACAATCTCATTTTCATAAAAAAGGATTTAAAGATTATTTGTGAATGTCTTTAAATATCTTTTTTGTTAGTATAATTAAATTTAAAATAATTCTTTATATTTTTCCATAAATTCTTCCCATTGCTTTCTAATTTCTTCATCTTTCATTATATGTTGTTTATTTTTATAATTATATTTTTGAGTTAATAACCATTTTTCAATAAAACATTTTTGTTTTATATTATTTATATATTTATATTCACAAGGTAATTTTTTATTATTAATAATAAATACTTCTAATTCTTTTAAATTTTCATTCCAGTATTCATTTCTTGTTTTAAATAAATGACTATATTTTTTTATAAATTCTTCCCATTGGTTTTTAAAATTTTCATTTTTCATACATCTATCATTATTTTTATATCTCTCATTTTGTTGAGATAACCACCCTCCTAATTTTTTATTATTAATATCTTTTTCAATTTGTGATGGTAATTTATTATATTTAATAATATATTCTTCTAATTTAATTAAGTTTTCATTCCAAATTTCAATATTTGTTTTAAATAAATTAATATATTTTTCAATAAATTCTTTCCATTGTTTTTTAATTTCTTCATTTTTCATAATTTGTATGTTATTTTTATATTTACTTTTTTGACTTGCTATCCAAATACCTAATATTTTAGTATTGTTATCTTTATCATATTGTGATGGTAATTTATTATATTTAATAATATAATCTTCAACTAATTTAAATTTATCATACCATAATTCAATATTTGTTTTAAATAAATTTATATTTTTACATATAAATTCATCCCATTTTTTTCTAATTTCTTCATTTTTCATTATTTCTTTTTTATTTTTATAATTTCTTTTTTGATTACCAATCCAAATTCCTATATTTTTTATATATTTATCGTTTGATTTAGAAGATGGCAATTTATCATTTTCAATTATATATTTTTCAAGTAATTCTAATTTTTCATTCCATGTTAAACATTTAAATTCTTTAACACCTATTACATATTTATTTAATGTTTCTATATCTTCATTAATAATTTTAATATCTATTTCATTTCTATTATTATAAAAAATTGCTGCGTTTATTTTAATTTTATCTTTAAACATAATATCATATTCTTTAATACTTGATAATGTTTCTAAGATTTCTTCATATTCATCACACCATATATAAATATTAGCAATTTTAAATGGATTATTTTTATTAATTCTAGTTGCTCTATTAATTCGTTGAATTGTCGTAATTTTATTTTTAGGTGGATATGAAATATAAATACTATCACATGATGGAATATTAATACATTCATTTAAAATTTTGATATTAAATAATAATTGAATTTTAAAATCATTTTCACTAAATGATTTTAATATATTTTTACGTTCTTTATTTGAATTTTCACAAGAAATACTATATATATCAATATCAAGATTATAGAAATCATTTAATAAATTAAATGAATCAATCATATTATTCATATCATTAGTATCTTTACAATAAATAATAGTTTTTCTAGAACCATTATTTGATAAACATGAAAATAAATATTCACATCTATTTTTAATATCATTGTCAATATCATATATTGATAATTCTTTATTCAGTTGTTCTTTATTTTCATGAATTGATGGAAGCCAAATTTTATAATCAGTTATATAATTATTTATTATTGCGTCTGTTAAACTTATATTATATACTATTTTTCCAAATAATTCATCAAATTTATTATCATAATCAATTATACTATTTTCTTCATCACTATCATCATTATATATTTCTTCATTTTCAGCAGAAATATCTTCATCATCTAAATATTCAATATCATATATTCTAGGTGTAGCAGACATAAATAATATTTTATGATTTGTTATAAGTAATTTATAAATATCATCATCTTTATCACTAATATTATTTTTGCTTAAATTATGAAATTCATCTATAATAAATAATGTATCTTCATCAAATAAATCTAAACATTTATTAATAATATCCATAGATTTAAATGTAGATGAAATTAATAATTTTTCATTTTCTTTAATTTTTGTTTTAATAATATCAATATCTCTTATTCCATCACTATTTATAAGAATTGTATTATTTTCATCATAACCATATTCAATATATCTTAATAAATTTTGACAAGCAAATTCAATTAAAGGTGATATAATAATTATCTTTTTATATTTCAAACTAATTAAATAACTAATGTATGTTTTACCACAACCACATGGAATTGCTAAAATACTTCTATTAGTAATAGTAAAATTATCTATTATTTTACTTACTGCATCTAATTGATATTCATAAGGAGTAAATATAATTGGTATATTATCTGTAGAAATTTTATTAGTAGTAATATAAGGTTCTTTTATAAAATATATATTATTTGTTTCATAATTAATATTTGAAAAATCTGTTTTATAAACATTTGTATTTAAATCAATAAGCATATTTAAATTATTTGATAATTTATCTGTATAATAAATAATAGATGGTAATAATTTATTAAAAGCTGAACGTGTCATTATACCAGCAATATCTTTAATACAAACACCATTTAAATATCCATTTTTACATTGTATTATTGCAACACAACTATTATTAGAATCAACTTGAATAATATCAATTCCAATATCTTTATGATTATGAAGAGTTCCTTCTTTAATTGCTTTTCTTATATTTTTATTATGTTCTGGAGATTTTATTAAATTATTTTCAATTAATATAGTTTCAGGGCATTCATTCCATAAATAAGCATTATGATTTGTATTTTCAATTATTGATTTTTTAATTTGTTTTTCATAATTAAAACCTTTTTCAATATTATTCATAAATAATTTATAAAATTTAATTTTAATATCATTTTTTTAGTGAAAAAAATAATTCTATTAAAATAAATAAATAATAATTTTTTCTCATTTTCATAAAAAAGGATTTAAGAGTTATTTATGAATGTCTTTAAATATCTTTTTTTGTTATTTTTAGTATAAATATAAAAATTGATTTAATATTTATAAGAAATTATTATTATATGTCAGATTTAATAAATAAAACGTTAGAAGAATTAATTGAATTCTGCAAAGAAAAAGGAATAAATTATTTAACAAAAGCTAAAAAGCCAATGGCTAAGAAAACTATTATTAATAATCTTAAAAAAGCTGGTTTAATTGATGATGACGATGAAGATGATGACTTAGATACAGAAACAACAGATATTAATGTAATCATTAGAAAAACTCATAATTATTTATATAAGAATTCTGGTGTTGTAGGTGCAAAAGCTCAAAATGACATTATGAGAGTATTAATTATGAGAATTTTTAATATTCTTTTATCTAAAAATAATAGTTATTTATTATCAGTTTTAGAAGATGCAAATATTAGTGATAAATGTTTAATTGATGATGATGAAATTATTAAATATAAATCTTATATTTATGATATTTCAAATTTATTAAAAGAACCAGATATTAAAAATGTTTGGTTAAATTTTATTGGTGGATTTATGTCTAAATTATTTGATAATATTTATGTTCCAGAAGATGCTAATTTTAATACTCCAAATGATTATGATATAACTAGACTTATAAAAATTATTTCTAAATTTATAATTACTGATGAATTTATTGATGAATTCTTTATGAAAAACGGAGACATACATGAAAGTTTCCTTAAATACCAAGGTAATGTAAATTCAAAAGAATTAGGTCAATTCTTTACTCCTAAACCAATAATAAAATCTTTATTAAATGAATGTGGTTTTAAAGACCTTATTTTAAATAAAGAAGGTTCTAATTTGAGTTTATGCGATTTATGTATGGGCACAGGCGGTTTATTATGTTATACTTATAATTATTGTAAAGAAAAAATCAATCCTTCTAAAATTTATGGTTGTGAAATTGAAAAAGATACAATCAAATTTGGTAATGCTTCATTAATGATATCAACTAATCAATATAATTCAAATATTTTGAGATGTAATTCTTTAATTGAAAATCCATATTTATTTAATAAAGAAGAAGATAAATTTGATATTATATTTATCAATCCACCATTTGGAACTAAAACTAATTATAAATCATTAAATAAATTATTTAATAATTATAAAAATAAAATAACTACTCATAGAGATTTTAATGGAAATAGTGAAATAGAATTTAAAGATATTTATCCTATTGTTTCAAATACAGGAACAGAATTATTTATTCAATTAGTTATATATTCATTAAAAAAAGATGGTATTGCTTGTATTATTTTACCAGATGGCGAACTTATGACATCAGTTGGAAGTTATAATATTAGAAAATATATATTAGATTATTGTCAAATATTAAAAATTATTAATATTCAAGGTGGTGCTTTTACAAATACAGGAGTTAAAACAAAAGCATTAATTATAAAAAAATGTAATAATGATAATTATAATCAAGATATAGAATTTATTGAATTAAATCAAGAAGTTAAAGTTTTAGGAATTCGAAAACTAAATGAAAAACTTCAATTTACATTTGAAGATAAAAAAGAAGAAATTATTAATTATAATAAAGAAATTGAAATTAAAACTTTAGGTGAAATTTGTGAAATTCAAAATGGTAAAAGAATTGTTAAAGACCAAGTTGAAACAGGTGAATATCCAGTTTTAGGAGGTGGTGGTTTTACATCATTTTATACAAATGAATATTCAAGAGATGGCAAAAGTTGCAAAATAAGTAGAGAAGGTATGTCTTTACATAATTGCGTAATGATATTAAATCAAAAATATTATTTAAATAGTCAAGCATTTACAATTATTTCAAATAATGATAAATTAATTAATAATTATTTATGGTATTATTTAGATAGTATTAAAGAAATTATTTATAATTGTGGTAGAGGAACGGCACAAAAAGCAATTGATATTGATAAATTTAAATTAATAAAAATACCGATACCATCAATTGAAATACAAAATAAGATTATTGAATATTTAGATATGATATATGAAACAGTTATTAAAAATAATAATGAAAAGATTGAAAATATTAAAAAACTTAATAAAAATTATTTAGAGTTAAATCTTCAATTTAATAAAGAAATTGAAATAAAAACATTGGGTGAAATTGCATCTATTAATCAAGGTAAATTATTAATTAAAAATGATATGATTGATGGATTATATGATGTTATTGGCGGAGGTAAAATAATAGGAACACATAATATTAATAATAGAGATGGTGATGATGTTATAATAACACGTGTTGGAGATATTAATATTAATTATATTAGTAATGCTTATTATTTAACAGATAATGCATTTTCTTTAAAAACATTAAATAATAATATAATGATAACTAAATATTTATATTATATTATTTTAAATAATAAACAATATTTAAAAGATTTATATATTGGTACAGCTCAGAAAGTAATATCAAAAACAAATTTAAGTAATGTAAAAATACCAATACCATCAATTGAAAAACAAAAAGAAATTATTGAATATTTAGAGTTTAATGATAATTTAATTAAAACTTTAGAAAAAGAAAATGAAATAAATAAAAATAATGCTGAATTATTAATGAAACAAATTTTATATAAATAAATATTTAAGGATTATTTTAAGAAACCTTTAAATATTTTTTAATAAATAATTTATCATCAATTGTTAATATATATTTTAAATTAGATTTTGATAAATCTATTGATTTTTTAATATTATGTTTATAATAATATGTAATTGAACATATAATATTATAATTTTTTTCATTTAATGTATCATGAGCTGTTTTTATAATATTAAATAATAATGCACATAAATGTTTATTAGTTATTTTATATATTTCAATTATTTCATTATTAATATTATTTAATTTTTTATTAAGGTTATGTAATATTTTCATTAATAATATACAATGTTTAACTTCAAAATTATTATAAAATTGATTTATAAAATACTTTATTTCATTTAATAAATTAGATAAATATATATTATTATTACCTTCATTTATTATTTGAATA